TTCTTCCCCAAAGGGGATGTCCCTGGACGCAGTCGGCACCGGCCTGGATCAGATCGACAACGCAGTATCGGCAAGCGTCCAGGTTGCCCGTGAGATGAACAAGGACGGCAAGCCGGACAAGGTCGAGTCCGAGCTCTCCGTTGCGGCGGCCAGCCTGCCGAAACCCGCCGACGATGCGCTCCTGGTGGCCCGTGCCAGGGCCGACAAGGCCAGCCAGACCGAGTACGAGGACCAGCGGAAGAAGGCCCAGGCCAAGCTCGCAGAGCTCGACAAGGCGTGGTCCGACCTGGAAGGCCAGGTGCGTGAGAACAAGCGTGCCATGCGTGAGCGGGACCAGCAGATCAAGGAGCTCAAGGCCCAGATCGCCGAGGCCAAGAAGGACATTTGGACCATTACAGGCGCCGGCCTTGTTGTGATCGGAGGGCTGGCTATGGCGTTTGCCAGCTGGAAGGTGGGGGCTCCGTTGCTCCTGGCCGGCGCCTTCTGCGGATCTATTCCGTTCATCGTCGACAGCCCCATGTTCATGTGGATCGCCGGCGGAACCATGGCCTCGTGTGCAGGCATCGGCGTTTGGTGGGTGTTCGATAAGGTGCGTGACAACGTAAACAAAAATGAGCCCTCCAATCCCGACCCCTCCGGACCCGGAGGAGCTCAATAAGCTCCTGGCCGATGGTGCCAAGTCAGCCGCCCTGGGAGCCGGGGCGATGACCGCACGCATCCTCCTCAGTACGGAGAAGCAGTCGTTTGGCTACGTGGCACGCCGCATGGGCGTGGCCTGCATCGTCGGCTTCTTTTCGTCCATGTTCGTCGCCGAGTACGTCCAATCCATAAAGTTGCAGTTCTGCTGTGTGGCCGCACTTTCGTACGCCGCCCCAGAGGTCTGCGACTTCACGCTCAAGATCGTCCGTGAAAAGCTCCAAGCCCAAACAAAGCAAAAGCGGAAACGATGAGACGCTACACCTGGTGATCGGCATCACCGTGGTCGTGTCTATCGTTTGCGCCGGGTTGACGGCGTACCTCCTGCAGGCATGCCTGGATGCGTTCAATTCGAGCCATGCCATGGCCGGCTTGATAACCGACTCCGGCGTGATCTTTGACGACAAAAACACCGAAAAACAGCTGAGTAAGGCTACCCTGGCTATGATCCAAACCCGTGATATTGCCACGGCTACAGCCATCAGCTCGACCCTGGTCCTTGGGGCCCTGTCCTGGAGGGTCTTTAAAAAGTCCTAACTTTTGTAGTTGACGGGGTGCCCGGCACGGGTATCTCTCATCACATGGGCATCGACGCCAGGACCATCGTGAAACGCTTCGGCGGTCGCATGGAGCTGTACCGTCGGCTCACGGCAATCGGACACCCGATCTCCGTCAAGACGATCGAAAAGTGGATGGAAAGGGACTCGATCCCCACCCAACGGCTGATCGTTCTGATGAAGCTCGCAAACAAAGAAGGCCGCACTCTCAACCTACAAGACTACATCATCAAAACCGACAATGAGCTACATGACCAACAAGACGACGGCCGAACTTCGACAGATCGCTACTGAGCTGGACGAAGTCATCGACGCCGCCAAGCGAAGCCAGGAAGAGATCGCCCAGATCCTTCTCCAGCGTCACTCCAAGACCTTCATCGAGGAGCTGACCAAGGCCGGCAAGCAGGACGGCGAAATGACCCGGGAAGTCGACGGTGCCAAGCTGACCTTCGCCATCAAGGCCAAGGTCAAGTGGGACTCCAACGGCCTCCGGAACATCGCCTCCAACCTCCCCCTGGAGACCGTCGAGAAGATCTTCAAGATCGACTTCTCCGTCCCCGAGCGGACCTTCAAGGCCATCACCGACTCCGCCCTCCTGGCCGATCTGACCACGGCCCGGACCGTCGAGTACTCGGCCCCCAAGATCGTCTTCGCCAAGTAAGCGATGACGACAGCCACCACAAAGGCCAGCGTGCTTACGCCGGCCAAGGCAACCCCTTCCCCCAAAACCGACATGATCAAGATCATCAAGGCTGACGAGCGCCTCAAGCTCGTACCCAAAGTCAACGTCGTCCTCTTCGGCCCCAGCGGGGTCGGCAAGACGACCCTCGCCCGGACCCTGGACCCGAAGAAGACCCTCTTCGTGGACCTGGAGGCCGGCACCCTCGCCATCCAGGACTGGCCCGGCGACGTCCTGGACGTCCGTGCCGCCTCCCTGGCTACCGGCGCCCACCCCTGGGAGATCGCCCGTGCCCTGGCCCTGTACATCGGCGGCCCGGACCCGTCCGACGCCAACGGCAACTACTCGGCCGGCGTCTACGCCGACGTCCAGGACATGTTCTCGTCCATCGACCTCAAGAAGTACGACACGATCTTCGTGGACTCCATCACCGTGGCCTCCCGTGAGTGCTTCAAGTGGGCCCAGGTCCAGCCGGAGGGAATGTCCGAGAAGACCGGCAAGCCCGACACCCGTGCGGCCTACGGCCTCCTGGGCCGTGAGATGATCCGCTGGGTCACCCACCTCCAGCACTCCCATAAGTCCGTCATCATGGTCGGCATCCTGGACTCCGAGAAGGACGACCTCAACCGAGTCACATGGAATCCCCAGCTCGAAGGCTCCAAGACGGGCCGTGAGATCCCCGGTATCTTCGACCAGGTCATGACGCTCCAGAGCTTCAAGACCGACGAGGGTGAGATGTACCGTGCCCTGGTCTGCCAACAGCAGAACCCCTGGGGCTACCCGGCCAAGGACCGCTCCGGTCGCCTGGAGCTCCTGGAGGCCCCGGACCTGGGCGCCATCCTCAAGAAGATCCGTGAGGGCAAGCGTCTCGACACGTCGATCACCACCACTCTGCCGAACAAGCAGTAACCCAAACCCAAAACCACACGAACAAACATGTTCTCCACCAACAGCGGTCGGCCCGACCCGAAACAGGGCAACACGATCATCCCCCACGGCACGCTCGCCAAGGCGTCCTTCAAGGTGCAGTCGATCGGCAACAGCAAGCGCACCGGGGCCGAGTACGCCAAGCTCGACTTCACCATCGTCGAGGGTGAGTTCGCCGGCCGTCACGTCTTCACCGTCGTGATGAACCCGAAGGACAACCAGGGCGACAAGGCGGCCGGTGCCAAGATGGGCGAGAAGTCCCTCTGCTACATGATGGAAGCCGCCGGCTTCATGGTCGGCACCGACGAGGCCAGCGTCGCCCAGTACGACGGGTGGTCCTTCCAGGACATCCTCGCCAAGCTGGAAGGCAACGTCGTCGCCATCCGGATCAAGGTCGCCAAGGGCGAAGCCGGGTTCGAGGACAAGAACGAGGTCGGCCAGTACCTGTCGCCGATCGAGGCGTCCGGTAGCAAGCGTCTCTGGGACCAGCTCAACGCCGGTGCCCCCGTCCAGAAGCAGGCCTTCGTCCAGCCGGCGAAGCCCACGGTTCCCCAGGCCCCGAAGCCGAGCTCGGCCCCGAGCTGGCTGAAGCGCAACGGCTGAAAACAAGCCAGCCCTGGCAACGGGGCTGGCTCCACTTTACAGGATAGACGGGCGTGAGGGAAGGATGGCGTCGGTTCCACTCCGACCCCCTCTTTAGCCGAAAAGGCCGCCCGTCTTCCACCTATGCAACTTAGACCTAGACAGGCCGACTTCGTCCGGCGTTGCCTCGACGCCATCAAGAAGCACGGCAACACGCTCGGCGTGGCACCCACCGGGGCCGGCAAGACGGTCATGCTGTCCGCCGTCCTGGACGGCCTCAAGGGCCGATCCCTGGTGCTCCAGCACCGCATCGAGCTCGTCAACCAGAACCGCCGGACCTTCCTGGCCTACGCCAAGGGCGCAAAGACGTCCGAGTACACGGCCGACGTCAAGGACTGGTCCGAGGGCGTGACCTTCGGCATGGTCCAGACCCTGTGCCGTGACCGCAACATGGCTACGATACCGCACATCGACACGATCGTGATCGACGAGTGCCACCACGTAGCCGCCGACTCCTACATCGAGATCCTGGAGGCGGCCAGGAAGATCAACCCCAGGGTCAAGGTATTCGGCGTAACCGCCACGCCGGAGCGTGGCGACGGCAAGGTGCTCGGCCGCATCTTCTCGAACACGGCCGACCAGATCAGCCTGCCGGAGCTCATCTCCGACGGGCACCTCGTCAAGCCCAGGTGCTTCGTGATCGACTGCAACATCCGGGACGAGCTCTCCAAGGTGAAGGCCACGATCGCCGACTTCAACATGGACGAGGTCGCCGAGATCATGGACAAGGACGCCATCACCGAGCGTGTCATCGAGGAGTGGAAGTCCAACGCCGGCGACCGCCAGACCGTCGTCTTCTGCTCGACGATCGAGCACGCCATCAACGTGCACGCCGCCATGGTCACGGCCGGCATCAACGCAAGCATCGTGCACAGCGATATACCGGAGGACCAGCGTGCCGGCCGACTGGCCCTGTTCGACCAGGGTAAAATCCAGGTCATGGTCAATGTGGCCGTATTGACCGAGGGCTGGGACTGCCAGACCGTGTCCTGCGTGGTCCTGCTCCGGCCCTGTAGCTACAAGTCCACGATGATCCAGATGATCGGCCGTGGCTTGCGCAAGGTCGACCAGGAGCGTTACCCTGGCGTCATCAAGGATGACTGCATCGTCCTGGACTTCGGCTATTCCCTTCTGACGCACGGCACCATCGAGGCCTCCATGCCCAAGCTCGAGAAGGAGGAGCGTGAGGTCGAGTACAGGGCCTGCGAGAAGTGCGGCCACATCTTCCCGGTCTCCTCGCCGGCCTGCCCGGCGTGCCAGGCGGAGGACGACGAGGACAAGGAGACTCCGCTGAACCTCCGTGGAGAGATCACGGACTTCGCCATGCGTGAGGTGCATCTCATGGAGATGTCGCCCTACCGGTGGGTCGAGATGTTCGACGGCCTGGTCATGGTCGCCAATGGCATGACGGCCTGGGTCGTGATCGTGAATTACAACGATCGCTGGTACTCCCTGGGCGGCATCGAACGCCAGGCACGGGTAATCGGCATCTCCCCCAAGGACTCCAAGGTCACGGCCATAGCCACCTGCGACGACTTCCTCCGCAAGCACGGCGACGCCTCCATGGCCGGCAAGAACAAGCGCTGGCTCCGTGAGCCCGCAAGCGAAAAACAGCTTGCACAGTTGGGGCTTGCAAGAGGTGGTATGTTTACCAAAACCAAGTACCGTGCGTGCTGTGATCTGACCTGGATGTTCAACGAAAAGAACATCGAGCGAGCGATCAAGGCCGCCAACAAATAACCGACTATGTTCACCCCCGACACAGGGCCGGCCTTCGCCGAAGCCCTTAGAACCATCATCGACAAGGCGATCGTCGACAAGAGATCGTCCCAGCCGAAGCGTGCTTACCTCGGAGCCTCCATGTGGGGCGATCCGTGCGAGCGCAAGCTCGGCTACATCTACCACCAGACTCCCGAGGACGAGGGCACCGGCTTCCCGGCCCACGTGCTCCGCATCTTCGACATGGGCCACGACGGCGAAGCACGCATGGCTGAGTACCTCAAGCTCGCCGGCTTCGATCTGCACACCAACACGCCGGACGGAGGCCAGTACGGCTTCCAGGCCTGCGACGGCAAGCTCAAGGGCCACATCGACGGCGTGATTCTGGGAGGCCCGGACGTCGAGGGCCTCGTCTGGCCGGCCCTTTGGGAGAACAAGGAGCTCAACGACAAGAGCTGGAACGACACCGTCAAGAAGGGCGTCAAGCTCTCCAAGCCCCTGTACTACGCCCAGGCCCAGGTCTACATGGCCTACCTGGAGCTCCCGAATGCGCTCTTCACGACGAAGAACCGCAACACCGGGGAGATGCACGCCGAGCTCATCAAATTCGACGCCCGTGCCGCCCAGGAGGCCAGCGACAAGGCCGTCCGGGTGGTCAGCTCCCTGGCCCCGGAGGATCTATCCAAGTGCACCGGCGACGAGGCCGACTCCCGTTGCAAGTTCTGCAACTTCAAGCTCCGTTGCTGGGAGAAGTCCATCCGTGCGAACATCATCATCCAAACCCAAACCGACAAACCGACATGGCTAAGAAAAAAGTGAAGAAGCCCGTGGATCCGGAC